TGACTTACCTGCTCGGTACAATGCTTCTGCTCGTTGACGGGGAGACAGAGACGAGACATAGATCGTCTTCCCCGTTCCGATGTCGGTACACAATCCGACATACGATGTCTCGTGGTTTTCAGTAACTTGTCTTACCTTGCCGAATGCGATTTGGAATACTGCTGTGAGTTCCGCACCAGGCGGACATTTAGAAGCTAAATAATTCCATGCGGTATTAACTGCACCTTTGTCGTTGGTCACAACTTTGGTAATTGCATCCGGCAATCCGGCTTCACGTTGAGCCTGATCGTCGTCCTTAATTACCTTTGTTACGATGATCTGTGTGTCTAAGTCTTTAAGCTGTGCGGTTGAACCTGCCTCACGACCGAAGCCGTTGGCACTGGGTTTGTTCCTATGGTGTACGAACACGACTGAACGTCCTGTGTTACGTATCGCCATGCAGAGTTGATTGACTTTGACCCAAGCTGCTGGTGAGTTCTCTTCCATTCCCTGCCAAGCCGAACGCACCGTGTCGATGACAACGACCTGAGGGTTGGTTTGTTCCAGTAACTTCTGAAGGTTGGTAATTCCTTGTCCGCTGTTGAGGTCAAGATCAATATCAGATACGGAAGCCGCCCAAATACTCATACTCTCAGGCATATCTCCCAAGCCTGTAGAGAGTTGATCAATGCGGTCAACAATCGTGGTAGCAGAGAGTTCGTAGTCCAAGTACAAAACGTTGATAGCTTTGTCCACTGAACCTGCTCCGAATGATTTACCGAGAGAGGCCGCCCATAACAACGACATCAGCCACAGTGTTTTACCGTGACCGTTGAAACCAACAACCTGCGTGATGGACTGAGGTGATATGAACGGGTCGATCAGGAAGTCTCTGTCACCGTTTAACTGATGCAACTCTGCCAAGTTCTTAGGAGTAATCAGACTAATAGCCTTAGCCCTTGCCTGTCGTACAGGATTGGCGTTGTTGTATTTATCCTTCGCTTCGTAACGTTCAGGATGACGACGTTTATCACGGTCAACAACACTGTGAATCGTCGCCATGTATTCACTCTCGGGAAGGAGAGAGTCAAAGAACTCAGCCATGAATTGTTGAGCTGCTACTTTGATCTGCTCAACATCCATACCCAGCGTCAAACAGTAACCAACGTAGCGAGTGACCCAAATGTTTCGGCCTTCTCCTTCTCGGAGTTTTCTTCCGAGCTTTTTTGTCTTTGCTTTTATCTCGTCCCAAACGGTGTCGCTAGTTCTACAACCTTCGAGGCTCAGTTGTTCAAACGAGAAGTCCTCGTTAGACATAATCTGTCGTTGCTGAGGTTCCTCACCGACAATAGGCATTCCTTTATACGTAGGTAACCAAAGAAATGCATCGTGAATATCTTCAGAAGTTTCAAACCTGTACTGATGGACGAAGCGATTCTCTTTTGTACTCCACTTCAACGACGGAGGAGCGACAANTTTAAGTTGGGCCAATCAGTGCTGACACCGCCGACCTTGTTCGACACTGGGAAACCAGGATGCCTAAAGTAGAAGTGATTTCCACGGGTAGTCTTTACAGTAATATTACTAAAAATTTCTCCGTCGTTTACTGCGTACTCCAAAGCCTCCTGATTGTCGCAGTCAACTACAACTAAATTACTAATCGCACCCGTGACAATTCCGAGTCCGAAGACTTTAGTTGTACCTCCTTCACAAGGCACTCCGTCATTGAACCATCCGTCAACCTCCTCTTCTGTCGGCTGTCTTGACTGATATTCCTTCCAACTGATAGCTGGTTTCTTTTCAGTCAGATTGATAGGAATAATAGATAAGCCAAGTTCTAAATAAAGATCGGCCGACTCACGAACCTCTTTCATGTATTCAGAGAACTCGTCGTCTTTTATTTCGTCAGACATTTAATTTCCTTGAGAAAAGTTTACTTGTATTACTTCAAATTTTCAGTTATATTACCATTGTTTTGTTAAAAAGCGAAAGGAATTGAAACAATGCCTAATCTCAAGGAACTAGTAGATAACTTCGTTTGTAAGTCTTATGAGGCCAAGAAGATTGCTAGAGAAGCCAAGGACGCCAAGGAATCTCTGGTGAAAATGCTCATCGAAAACGGTGGTGTTTCCGAAGTCGAAGCCGAGTACAACGGACAAGATCACTCAGTGAAAGTAAAAGAAAAGAAAGTAAGGAAATGGGATAGTAAAGAACTGGAGGCTCTTTACGGTCAGTCACTTCCTCAATTTGTCAGCCGAAAACTCTCAATCGCCGACTCAATTTATGAGTCGTTATCTGAAGAAGAACGTCAGATGCTCAGTAATTGTTTCTCGCCTGAAGCATCCGTCGTTGTTCGCATTGTTAATTAAATAAGGAGAAGCAACCGATGGCATTTAAGCCGTTCAACACCGCAGATGAAACCACGTCTTATTTAAAGACATTGGTTTACGCAAACGCTGGTTGGGGTAAGACAACCCAAGCAAAGTATTACCAAGAGAAGTACGGAAAGGGATTTGTCCTTTCGGGTGAAAGCGGATTGTCTTCAATCCGTGGAGCTGGAATCGACTACCTTCCGTTCTCCTCTTTCGATGGAGCTCATGACCCTGACAAAGGTGTGTTCTCTTTTAAAGGCATTGTGAAGATGATGCTCACGAAAGAGTTCAAAGATCAAGGATACAAATGGATTATGGTGGATTCAATCACCGAGCTGTCCGACATGGTGATGGAATACGCAACCGCTCAGGCCGAAGCTACAGCCGTTAAGACTGGCAAAAAGGTCAACGGGTTCGAGAAGTTTGCTACTTACAACCAGTTGTTCCTTGCCTCCTGCAAGTTCATTCGTGACCTTCCCTATCACGTCGTTCTCTCTGCCTTGTCTGTTGAATCCGACAATGAAGATGGAGCCCGTGAAGTTTATCCGAACGTTCAGGGTGCAAAGATGCGCAGTCAGCTCATGGGCATCTTCGATAACGTCCTTGCAGGTGTAAAGGTTTCCGTTAAAGGTGAAGACGGAAAAGTCTCTATCAAACGTTACGTCATCACGGACGACATCCGTGGGTACCACGCAAAAGTACGTGACGAGAAAAGACGTGTCCTTCCGATTGAAGACACTGCGTCCATTGTTGATGTTCTTTCAAAGATCGAGAACTAATCATGTCCGATGCAAACATTCAAACCCTAATGCAAAAGGAGATGGAATCTAATTCCCTCCCTTCAGGTTCAACACTTGTATTCAACTGTGTTAAAGGCCCGACAGCTTTGTCTGTTATGTCTGAGCACGTTGTTCACCGTGCTGAAAAGATCACCGTCCTTCTTAACCGCATGAAGGACAGCTTGGCTCAAGGCACTTCCGACTTGGATAACTACTTCAAATTGCAGGAAGAGTTCTTTGACAACGTTGGATTGGCTCAGGCCGACCTTGATCTGATCTCAAGTCTTATTCGCTACAAAACAGAACACTGGAAACAATCTCAGAAAAACTAAGGAGTTAATTTAAATGTTTGATTTTTCTAATCTCGACCTCAGCAACGCTCACATCCAGGAACCACTTAAACCCGGGCGTTATGTTGCAACGATTACTAAAGCAGAAGTTAAAGATAACAAACTTGGTACAGGCAAAAACCTGATCATCGTTTTCAAAGCACCTGAAGGTACGACCTCCACGACAATCGTTGTGGCAAACGCCAACAAACAGGCTGTTGAAATCGGTTTGGACAAGCTTTACACACTGCTTGTCTATGCAGGTCATCCGACACCGAAGCATCCAGGCTCAGTCAATTCCCTGATCGGTCTGACTGTCGGTATCACCGTGATTCAAGACGGTGAATACACACGTGTTGCAAACGTGT